AGCAACCCCTCCCTTAAAAATTCACACTGCGAATAAATATCCATCGGACTTTTTGTAACTGGAGAGCCTGTCAACAGTCTTTTGTACTTGAAGTTCGACGCGATTTTCATCAGGTTCTTGGTGCGCTTGGCCTTATGGTTTTTGATGGTGGTTGATTCGTCGATTGCGATTAGACCATTTGAGCCCAGCGCACGACCCATCCACTCACCAGCGGTTTTACCTTTGACCGAGGAGAACGCTTCGACGTTCATGACAAAGATTGTCAGTCCGTTGAACCTGTTTTTTACGGAGCGCATTTCTTCTTGCTGTTTTTTATTTGGCGACGAAACCCATCGTATGACACGGTGCTCGATGTCATCGGACATATGCTCGGGGATTTCTTTGGCTACCCAGTTGCGATAGACGCCCTTGGGTGCGATGACCAAAGCAAAGTCGATGAGCCCTGCCTGGTACAGCATACCCATGTTGTCGATCAGAACTTTGGATTTACCTGTTCCCATTTCCATAAACAGCCCGAACTCGATGCGATCCCACCCTGTGTTCAGAGCATGTTTTTGATGATCAAATGGTTTTAGTTTAAAATTGTAGTTGACATTCATCATATACCTCCACTATTGTCTTCTTTACGGATAGCACGAGGCTACCGTATAAAGCAACCCTGAAGAGGAAAAACTTATGAACGATATATTTGAAGACTACTTTGACGAATCGGAGGCGTTAGCGTCTGTCGATACTGGAACCGGAAAGCAGCTAAGTCAACTGGTTCGAACCCTGCGTAATGTTGAGCAGCAAATCAGCGATGCGGAGGAGCACTTGAAGTCCCTCAAGCAAGAGAAGCACAAGCTGTCTGTCGAGAACATTCCAGTTCTGATGGACGAGATGGGCGTTGAGCGTCTTGATGTGGACGGTGCTATAGTCGAGCGCAAGATGATTGTGTCTGCCTCGATACCCAAGGACCGCAAGGACGAAGCCTTGGGCTGGTTACGCGACAACGGTCTGGACGATATCATCAAGAACGATATCACAGTTTCGTTTGGTAAGGGCGAGGACAATGTTGCGGGGGACGTTGTTGGTCTGCTGCAAGATCGTGGTTTCGATCCGCAAACCAAAACCCACGTTCATCCATCCACACTCAAAGCGTTTGTCAAAGAGCGCGTGACGGATGGCAAACCGCTTGACCTCGATCTGTTCGGGGCATTCATTTCAAACACAGCACAGATCCGGAGGAAAGCATAATGGGTGCAGTAGCAAAAAAGAAAAGTGCAGAGTTAAGCACAGATGTCATGGACGATATCCTAGAGTTCGCGGGCGAAGGCGCAACATACGACAGCAGCGAGATGCAGATCCCGTTCATTCGTATTTTGCAAGCGATGTCTCCGCAACTCAAGAAGCGTGAAGCGCAGTACATCGAAGGCTCTGAGCAGGGTGACATGTTTAACAATGTGACCATGGAACTGTTCACGGGCGAAGAAGGTGTAACAGTCGTTCCTTGTTTTCAAACCACCAAGTACCTTGAGTTTGTTCCTCGTGAGCAAGGCGGTGGTTTTCAAGGGGAGATCCCAGCAACCGATCCGGTGCTCCAGAAAACAACGCGTAGTGGGGCCAAGGAAATCCTGCCCAACGGTCACGAGTTGGTTAAATCGGATCAGCATTTCTGTTTGATTGTTGGCAAGGACGGACTTACTCAGCCCGTTGTGATTGATATGAAATCATCGCAGTTGAAAGTCAGCCGTCGTTGGAAGACGCAGATTGCTATGCAAAAGATCAAGCACCCAAAGACAGGGCAGATGGTTCTGCCTCCGTTGTTTGCCACTCAGTGGAAGTTTTGCACTGTCGAAGAGAGCAATGACCAAGGGTCATGGTTCAACTACACTATTGAGAAGATCGGTTTGGTCGAGGACCGCGATCTAATGCTCGAAGCCAAAGCCTTCCGCGACAGTGTTGCGGCTGGCGAAGTGAAAGCTGCTGCGGAGGAGGGAAACCCAACTTCCAATCCTCCGGTCAAGGACGAAGAAATTCCGTTCTAGTAGCCTCGGGGGACGGTTTTAAGGATTATCCGTCCCCCATTTTTCACTTGGGAGCAGTAAATGTCACAATCTAAAAAGCTGCTTGCCGCGTTTGCCGGAGCCAAGAATGCTCATGGTACAACGACTGTTGGACGAATAGGCAGGAACGGTAAGGCGGACAGTAAAAGCAAGATTATACGAGAGCCATTGACCGAGGCGCTAGTACAGGCGCACATTGATGGCAAGCAGGGGGTCGGGGCTATTCCGATCAACGAAGAAAACAAGTGTAGGTTTGGAGCGATTGACGTTGATGTCTACGATCTGAACCAGAAGGAATTGCAAGACAAGATCCAGAAGCTCCAGCTTCCGCTGTTGCACTGTCGATCTAAGTCTGGTGGGGCTCATCTGTATTTGTTTCTCAAGGAGTGGGAGCAAGCAGCCGTGGTCCGCGAATACTTGACCGAGATGTCGATCATGCTGGGTCACAGTGGGGTAGAGATATTCCCAAAGCAAGACACGATCATCGTTGAGCGCGGGGATGTGGGGAACTTTATTAACATGCCATACTTCGATGCGGAGATGCCCCAGCGGTATTGCTTCGATGCGAAGGGCGAGTCCATGGAGCTTGATGAGTTTCTGGATGCTATCGATAAGAAGAGTGTGTTGCTATCGGATCTGGAGGCTATTCGCAGCACGACCCAGACGCGCAAGCATTTTGATGATGGGCCTCCGTGTATTCGAAACATCTTTTCGGATGGGCCGCAGAGTGAGCCGCGCAACAAGCTGCTCTTTTTTATGGGCGTGTATTGCAAGAAGAAGTTTCCGGACAGTTGGCAGAATGCGCTGGAGGAATATAACCGGACGTTGTTTTCTCCTCCGCTGCCATCGACGGAAGTCATGACGGTAATCAAGCAGCACGAGAAGAAAGACTGGGGCTACACTTGTAAGGAAGAGCCGTTCAAGTCGTACTGCGATCCATCTCTATGCGTGTTGGCAAAGCATGGGATTAGTGACGATGCTCCGGATGCACCACAGGTGGGTGGTCTAACGATTATGCTATCTGAGCCGCGCTTATACTTCATGGATGTAAACGGGTTGCGGATTCAGTTGAGCACCGAGCAGCTACAGAACCAGACGCTTTGGCAGCGGGCTTGTATGGAGCAGTGTAACTTCATGCCTCCGACTACCAAGGCCAACAAGTGGCAGCAGATGGTCAACAGCTTGATGAGCCAAGCAACGTACATCGATGTGCCGGAAGAGGAAACGTATGCGGGGCAGTTCAAGAACCATTTGGCTTCTTACTGCACGAGCCACATACGGGCGATGGCACCGGAAGAAATCGAGATGAACAAGCCGTGGACCGATGACGGTGTCACGAAGTTTAAGATCGAGGGGCTGTTGGAATACCTGCATCATCGCAGGTTCACTGCGCTGGGCCGAGCCCAGATCATTCAGATGATCAGGGATATGGGTGGCGATAGTGGCAGTCAGAATATTGTAAAGCGAGGTGGGAAGAGAACCAAGATACGTTGTTGGTGGGTTCCTGCATTTGAAGATGACGAGGTAGAGTTACCCGTACAGGAGATAAGTAATGAAATCCCATTCTAATAAATTGCTACGGGTCGGAGAGGTTGCCGATCTGTTGGGAGTATCACGGTCTTACGTCTACAAACTGGCACAGATGACGGAGGACTTTCCGAAACCCATTGTTCTTGGGTCCGATGACAATCGACGCTCGGCTTCGCGCTGGGTTCTGTCGGAGATCGAGGACTGGGTCAACAGCAGACCAAGAGGAAAAGAATATGATACCTAAAGCGGAACTTGTTCTAGGCCCACCAGGCACTGGTAAGACATACTACCTCATCCAGCAGATTAAACAGGCGTTGCAGAACGGAGCGCATCCATCTCGACTGGGGGTTATTTCATTCACTCGCAAGGCCATTGAAGAGATGGTGATGAGAGCCTGTGCAGAATTTAATCTGGAGGCCAAAGACTTTCCCCATATGCGGACAAGCCATTCGTTTGGGTTTCGGGGGCTGGGCCTACAGACACAAGACATCATGAACAAAGAGGACTACGACAACATTGGTCGAGAGATCGGACTGACCTTCGAGGGAAAGATCCGGACAAACCTAGAGGATGGCTTGTCTATGCCCACGCTTGGAGGATCGGGGTCCAAGTACCTACAGCTAGAGAACCGCGCTCGGTTGCGAATGATTGATCTGGATACGGAGTTCAATCTGGAGGGTGACTGGGACTTGTTCTTTCCCAAGCTGGAGCAGTTATCCAAGCAGCTTATTGAGTACAAGGCTGCTGCCAGCAAGTACGATTATGTGGATATGATCGAGAAGTACATCACGCTGGGGATCCCACCGAACCTTGATTATTTGTTTATCGACGAGGCACAAGACTTCACGCCATTGCAGTGGCGCATGGCCGAGAAGATAGCGGAGAAGTCAGAGAAGGTTTATATCGCTGGCGATGACGATCAGGCCATTCACAGATGGACGGGCGTGGACGTTAAGCTGTTTAACAAAAGCTCGCCCAACGTGAAAGTCTTGGAGCAGAGTTACCGCATTCCAAGGGCCGTGCATCAAGTGGCAAGCACAATCGCTCAACGGATTGATGATCGGCACGTTAAGCAGTTCGATGCTCGGGACGAGGAGGGCACCGTTGAGTACGTTTACCATCTGGAAGACATCCCGTTGCACGAGGGCTCGTGGACAATCATGGCTCGGATCAATGGGTACGTCTATGATCTGGCGAAGCGCATTCGAGCAGCGGGGTTTAAGTATTCCATTAAGGGTAAACCCAGCATCCCACTTGAACTGGTGGGGAATCTAGGAACGTGGAACGACCTATGTGCTGGCAAAAGCGTGGGGCTGCAGCGCATTATGGATCTCTACTCGGCGGTTCCCAAGCAGGGTAAGAATGCTGTGGTGCGTCGAGGCAGTCAGCAAATGCTTGAGCTTCTGCCTCCGGAGGCAGAGTTGGATATGGAAATACTACAGCTACAGTACGGGTTGTTGGCTGGTGCGGAGCAGAGCGCCTATGAGGTGATGCGCGTGGGCAAAGATGATCAGGATTATATTGACGCCATGTCACGAAGAGGCGATGATTTAATGTCCGAGCCTCGCATCAAGCTGTCCACATTCCATGCAATGAAAGGCGGGGAGGATGACAACTGCGTTGTGTACACGATGTCGACCGCGGCGTGTGTAAACAGCGATCATCCTGACGATGAGCATCGAGCGTTTTACGTTGGCGTAACCCGAGCGCGTCACACGTTATACATTCTTCAGAGCAACTATAAGTATAGGTACACGATATGAATTGTTGGCATTGCGGAACGAAATTAATCTGGGGCGGGGATCATGACGAAGAAGACGAATCCGAGTTCGACATGGTGACTAACCTATCGTGCCCTAACTGCGATGCGTTTGTTTTAGTTTATCGACCAAGGGAGGATGAAGATGAAGAGAGATGAAGTGTTGGACACAGCCAAAGAATTGATCAACGGTCAGAGGGCCGCGGACTACGGTGATGCATACGACAACCATGTTCGGATTGCGGAGGGGTGGAACATTATTATTGGCGGCGCATTAAAGAGCCACGGTCATGTAACTCCTGCGCATGTTGCGCTGATGATGGATTGGGTAAAGAGTGCGCGTTTGGTTGAGAACATCGACCACGAGGATTCGTGGATTGATAAGGCTGGTTACAGTGCATTGGGGGCGGAGCACACGACTCGGGACAAAAGCAGTATGTTTAATATTATGGATAGGATGCGTGAAAAGAATGCAAAGTAATTTATTTGGCAGTGCGCTGCATCACCAGATTAAAAACGAGTTGGATCTGATCGACGCTGACTGGAACATTCCACCGGAGTATCCCGATCTTACGGGCTACAAAGAAGTGGCAGTGGATCTGGAAACCTATGATCCCAACATTAAAACCTTGGGCCCAGGATGGGCTCGCAAAGACGGTCATATCATAGGGATTGCTGTGGCAGCGGGGGAGTATAAAGGCTACTTCCCGATCCGCCATGAAAACTCCCACAACCTTGATCCAAAGTTTACCCTGCGCTGGCTCAAGAAGCAGATGTCGGTGCCTGATATGAATGTGATCATGCACAACGCGACCTACGATGCGGGATGGATGAGGGCCGAGGGCATAGAAATCAAGGGTCGGATTATCGACACGATGATTACTGGCGCACTGGTCAACGAAAACCGCTGGTCCTTTGGCCTCGATGCTATGGCCCGAGACTTTGTTTCGCTGCGCAAGAACGAGAAGCTATTGCAAGCTGCCGCCAAGGAGTGGGGCGTGGATCCCAAGGCAGAGATGTACAAGCTGCCGCCCAAGTATGTGGGGGCTTACGCGGAGCAAGATGCGGTGGCTACGCTTAAACTGTGGCAGGCCCTCAAGATCGAGCTAGAGGATCAGGAACTCTGGCATATCTGGGACATCGAGAACGGTTTAATTCCCTGCATGTTGGACATGCGAAGCCAAGGGGTGCGGGTGGATCTCGACAAGGCCGAGCGGAACAAGAAGTTTATTCGAAAACAATCCAAGCTGATTCGCGGACAGATTGAAAAAGAAGCTGGGATGGAGGTGGATATCTGGGCCTCTGCATCCATAGCTAAAATGTTCGACAAGCTCGACATGGAATACCCAAGGACCCCGACCAAAGAAGACGAGGAAACAGGGAAGGTAACGGGCGGCGCTCCGTCGTTTACCAAAGCGTGGCTGAACAACCACCCCGCAGAAATCTGCCAGCAGTTGGTCAAGCTGCGTGAGTTCGACAAGGCGGACGCCACGTTTATCGACAGCATCCTGCGGCACGAGCACAACGGTCGCATCCATACGGAACTGCACTCCACCCGTAGGGACGAGGGCGGTACGGTAACGGGTCGGTTCTCTTCCTCGAACCCCAACCTACAGCAAATCCCGGCGCGGGATCCCGATATCAAGAAGATGATCCGCGGATTGTTTATTCCAGAGGAAGGTATGAAGTGGGGGTCGTTTGACTATTCGAGCCAAGAACCAAGGCTCTTGGTGCATTTTGCGGCAAGCGTACCGTCTGCGTTGCGTAGTCATGTGGTTGATAACGTAGTGGATGAGTTCAACAGTGGGGATGTGGATCTGCACCAGATGGTTGCGGATCTTGCAAGCATTACGCGTAAGCAAGCCAAGACGGTTAACCTTGGGATTATGTACGGTATGGGCGTAGCCAAGCTGGCAGATCAGCTAGGCATTCCCTCAGAGGATGCCAAGGATTTAATCAAGCGGCACCGCAGCAAGGTTCCGTTTGTTAAGCAGCTTGCGGACATGGCTACCAAACAGGCGGACAGTAACGGTCAGATACGCACTCTGCTGGGCCGTAAGTGCAGGTTTCACCTGTGGGAGCCCGTCACCTTCGGAACAGGCAAACCCCTGCCTCACGAGGAAGCTCTGAAGGAGTACGGTAAAAACATCAAGAGGGCCTTCACATACAAGGCGCTGAACCGCCTGATCCAAGGATCAGCGGCGGACCAAACCAAGAAAGCCATGCTTGATTGTTACAACGAGGGACTTACTCCTATGCTCACGGTTCATGATGAGCTATGCTTTAACATAGAGAGCCAAGAGCAAACGGCTAGGATTAAGGAGATCATGGAGACAGGCGTTCCGCTCAAAGTTCCTTCGAAGATTGACGTAGACATAAAGGATGATTGGGGAGAGATCGAATGAAACTTGAGGACATTAAAACGGTTGGTCTGAAAGACATGCATCCCATGCAGGTCCGTCTTCTAATGGAAATGGTGGGTATGACCTTGAACCTCGCTGCTATGACCAGAGACGCGGACATACTTGAGGAAACAGAAGCGTGTTGTGACGAGTTGATTAAGCTGTTTGGCGGGGTGGGTGTTTCGATGTCCATCGAGATTGACCCAGGGCCTACTCACGGCGGCTCTCAATCTATGCATTAGCCGCCGCTTGTTACTGAGATCTACCTAGAGACTTAGCCAGCGCCTGGGTTGCCGGATCATTGCCAAGGATTGCGGGATCCACTCGACCCTGCGGAGCCGAAACGGGCGGGGCTGCAGGGGTCACAGGGGTTAAGTTTAAGTAAGGATTCGACACAGGGGCCGAAGGTGCTAGGTTTAAGTAAGGATTCGACACAGGGGCACGAGGTGTGGCAGGAGGCGCGGCACGAGGTGCAGGTCCCGGCGACGCAACAGACAGAGGCTGTCGTTTACGATCTCTTGAACGCTGGTTGAATGGACTGAAGTCAGACATGTCCGTTATAAATGTCCGACCTTCAGCCTGACGCATTCTTATCAAATCTTTCCACAATTCTTTACTTGCATCGGTGGGCCAGAACTCTCCGTTCATAATCGCGTTGGCTTCGGCCTTACCTAATCGTGCTCCTTGAACCAAGTTCTGTCTGATAATTGTGTCCTGACGAGATTTGCTTAGACCAGGCATCAACTCCCGAGCGGCCTCTATGTCTTGGTACAATTTGCTTTGCTCACGATACAAGTTATCAAGGTAAGTATCCCAAGAACGAACCATATCAGATTGAGTAAGATTCGCTCGTTTCATGTCTCGTTGTGCGGCACTCTTTGCCTCTGTGCGACGAGGGGTATATGCCTTTCCTGCAAAAGCAAAATCGTTGCGGATGTCCAGGGTCATGGGTGTAAACCCTGTTACCAAACGAGCGCCTTCTTTAAAAATGTTATACTCTTCACCACGGTTTCCTGGGGTGTCAGTAATCGAGCGTAATACTCGACCCTGATTGAACATTTCTCTTGGTACTGTAACAGAAAGTGGGCGATCAACTTCTGCAATTAGTTTAGCATATTCAGGGATCACACCATTCATTATGTGCCCAAGAGACTTATCAATCTTGTCACCTAAAGAATCTGTGCGGTTATAAATCGGAATACCATCTTGGTTTCGGCCCCCGCGTCCAAAGACAGAGGCGACAGGAACACCCGAAGACGGTAATACATCTGCTAGTCTTTCGTAAATTAAAGACTCCTCCCCAAAAGGCTCTGCAAACATCCGTAAACCTGTGAAGGCCGCTGCGCTTATGCGTTCTACTTGACTCTTGTCGAGTTTGCCTTTTTGACCATACACTTCTAATGCTGCACGGACGGGGTCAAGGACAAAGGCGTAAGGGCTAACGTAGCTAAGATCAATGTAATCCAACTTTCCTTTCTGGTCATTGTCTAGCATAAGCAACTGGTGTCCCGCCATGTACGGTGGCAGACGAGATTTTAACGCGTCATATTGCTCTTCAGTAGTTCCAGTTGCATACATCGAGGCTTTAACAGCCTGCGATGGACCGATAGATGCGACTGTCGCATAGGACATGAGACGTTGAGCACCCGCACCACGGATTTGTTTCTCAAAGGCAGAAGCAGCTTCCTCTCCGATCTTCGCTCTGATGTCCGTAGGGATTGTAAAAGACATTTCTTTCAGCCCACGATCCAAAATGTTTGCTGAGTTACGAATGTTTTCTGAAGCAAAAGAAGTAAAGTTACCAATCAGAGGAACAATGTCCAAGGCACGGACAGCCTTACCGATCCGTGTGTAGATAGGCATGGTGTCTTTAACTACATCTGCGGCCATAACTTCATACGGTAAAAGGTCTGAGGCCGTATCGAACTCGGTCACTACGCTCTTATAACGCTTGGCAAGTCCTCCTTGAACTAATGCATCATAAACGCGAATATCACTTGGATCGAGTCCTGCCGCTTCAAACGCATTTAAAATTTTCTTTTCTTCTCCCAACAGAGCAAGAGCTTTAAAGAATGTGTCCGATTCGCCATAGACTTTCTCAAACGTCTGCATGAAAGGAATTTTATCTGTCCATACATCGACTGTTTTGGCGACCTTCATCGCACTACCAGTAAGGTCTTCTCCTGCTCTTGCGAAGTCCTTCAGTGATCGGACAACCAAGTTGGTATCTTCAACGCCGGACAAAGAAATCTTCTTTGCCATCCGTGTAAGTCCGGCCTCTTCCATGTCCGAAAGGCTAGAAGTTAAAACCTTAAACACATCGCTGAAGTCGGTGTCCCGCCCTATATTTGCGTTGCCACCAAGCATTGCAAGGTTGCCTGCAATATTTCGAATTTGCGCCCCAATATTTGGTACGATTGTCATTTTTTGAGACAAAGACCGAAGCTGAGACAACACCCCCGCTGCTTCACCCAAAACGGTATTGCTGCCGAATCGTAACGGAGCACTGATTGCCCCGTAGGTTTCAGGGGAAACCAGACGACCAGTTAATTCTCCGTAAGATCCACCAAAAACATGCTGAATATCCCGGCTTTCACCTAACTGGCGATACCCCTTTTTGTTGATCAAATCGTCGCGGAACTCCTTGATAACTTGCTCGGCGGGATCGACATATACTACATTCCCCGCTTGATCGACGACTTCGGCCTTAATTCCTTGATCTCTTGCTATGGCTCTAAAAGGCTGCTTGGCGGCGTCGTATTGCTCTGGGGTCATACGCATTGCGTCGGGTAGATCAATAATTGCTGGACGACCACCTTGGTTAAGCATCTCCATACCTTTGACCGCATCGACTGCCAGGCCCTGGTCGAGCATGGCTCGATACATATCAGCCGCTGCATTGGCCTGTGCCACATCAGAAATAGTTTTTTTGTAGACTTCCTGAGTACTCGTTATCTCGCCTTTTAGCTTTCTTAGATTTGGACTTTGATCCAGCAAAGGTTCCCGAGCAATGAACAAATCATCAAAAGAAGTAAGCACGGGGCGATCCGTGGCAACAAGTCCTGTTTTGCCGCCTTTCGCTGCTCTAGTGACCTCTTTAATCTTATCCTTTAAAACTACATCAGGAGGCGTTCCAGTTATTGTATAAAGACCAAGTGTGTCTAACACACGCTCCTTGGCTAATGCACGAGTGTTATCGTCAACGACTTGACCAGATGGAACAATAAGCCCTGCAACTTCGTCAACAGCGTCGTCGAACTCTTTGGATGAAAGATCTAAACCTTTGTAAAAATTAATGGGATTAATGTATTGATCAAACTGACGACGTAAATGTACAGCCTGGCTATTCTGGGTTTGAAGCATTTCTTTCAAGGCTTCGGCGGCTCTTTGTTTCGCAGGAGTGTCTGCTGGAAGTGGTTTACCAGTCTTTTTATCTATTCCAATGGCTGTCTCAAGGTTTCGTATTGTTTGTTCCTCAAGACCTACACCAACATTGATCATAGAATCTGCTGCTTGGATCATTTCTTTTGAAGCAAAACTCTCTAAGGGCTTTCGATTTCCCAATAGAAAAGAGTTTAAAGCGGATTCAACTCTCTGCGCGTCCACAGGCGTTTTGTCTTTAAGTTTGGAACTCTTTAAGAACTTCTTAGAGGATTTGTCAAAATCTAGCGCGGCTGTCACACCACGACGTTTAAACATATCACGAGTAGCCAAACCATCTTGAACGGTTTCATACACACGCGGGTCGGCTCCAGCGCCTGCGGTAAAATACTTTACAAAAAGGTCTTTTGCTCCTTTTGCTCCTGCGTTTACTGCACCTAAACCAATGGCATCAAAACCTTGAGACATTCCTTCTGCTACTGTGCTAGGCACTTGACGCACTGCTCCAGCAACCCTTGCGCCTGTCTCCGTGCCTCCGATGCCTCGGGCAATCATTCCAGTCCCCCTAAGAGCCGTGTCCACGGCACCACTGACGAACATGTCTTCGACACCTACACGCAGTTTATTGCGCAGCCTACGAGCAGCCTCAGAACGACCAGTTAAACCTGTGTCCGCTTCTGTTTCTAAAACATCAGGGAAGATCTTAAAGTTATCTGACAAGGTAGCCTGCCCATCACTAGCCACTGCCGTACTATATCCAAGTGCCCCAACCGCAGTTGACCCAATCATACCAGGAGTTGATCCCACTAATGATTGACCAAGTTTCGAGGACCCGAAGTCGATAGCCGAGCGACCAAACTTACTACGTCCTGCTTTCGACAGTTGCTGCCCAGATTTAGCTGCTTTAGCTGCCTGACCCGCCCGACCTAACCATCCTGCTACTGGAATGAAACCAACGCCAAATGCAACTAGGTCTTCGGTTACTTCCCCTACTTTACCCATCTCAGGTTTGATGTGTTCAAATGCATCGGTGACAGCCGTGGAGGTGTTTGTGTCTAGTGCCGCATCAACGCCTAGAGCACCAAGTTCCAAGATCCCTTGTGGGACGGACAAAATACCAGAGCCGATCCCTTTCCCGATGTCTTCAAACGTATCATAAGTTTTTTTAGCAAATCTTTCTACGGAGTCAGGCACAAGACCTTGATCGCCGGAAAGATACGAGCCTTTTTCTTTTTCAAGATTAAGATACGGGTTATCTATAGGAGCAGCGGATTGTTCCCCTAGATTAAGATACGGGTTGTCCGCCATACTTTATAGTCCTTCGATATTTACACCGTCTATTTGTGCCTGTCTTAGGATAACTTCTCGGTTTTCAGGTTGCTGTTGTAAGGCGTATTTGATCATTTCCAAACGCTGGTCTGGTGTTATCTTAGGCTGATCTTCGCCCCCACCTGTGTTTTGCGGTTGAGGAGCAAAAACAGCAGGATCGAGCGTTCTTATGTATTCCATAATCATGGTGCCCGTATTGTCGTTGTACTGTTCATTAAAGTTCGCAGCAATCGTCGCTATGTCTTCAGTTTCCGCTCGTTTCTTAAAGATGTCTACGAGCACCTTCAGGTTAGGAGGTATCTTTCCTGAACCACCATCTCTACCTGCCGCCCTCGCCCGAGCCTGCGCCATCGCAGCTTCCTGTTTTGCACGACGCTGTGCGGTTTCACGTTCCACGGCCAAGCCTTCTACCGCAGCTTGAGACATCCGAGCGCCTAGTGTGGGTCGTATTTCCCGACCTGTCTGAGGGTTAACGTAGCTTCCTGAAATCGCACCCGCAAGTTTC